ATAGTATGTTTAACAGCCTCGACCTGATAGTCTCGGATTTCAATGTCTTTGCCTCCGCTTTGTAGCTTTAGTTTTTTAGCAAAGTTTTCTATGTATTGTATTGAAAGAGGATCGCCTATGTCCTCTATATTTATTTCTAGCGGATATTCTAAGGTGTCAGCAAACTCTTTTAAATAAGGTAGAAGTCCTACGTACAGTTCTTGTCTGTACATATTATATAAACGTGCCTTACCATCCCACATACGATTACGATACAGTGGCATAAATTTAGCACCGGGCACATCAAAGGTAAAGAAATCGTTGAGCTCTTGTGATATACCAGGCTCTGTTTCTATCTTAAGATGTACTTCATTTCTCTTGCTGACTTTTATCACATCAATCCGTTTGTAAACTTGGTCCACTCAATAGCATTTTTTATATCCCATGTTCTACTATTTAGTGACTTCATAATACTCTCACATTGATACAAACAGGCTTGTGTATACTCTATTCTATCATCCAATTTAATAATATCCGGGTCACTATCTAAAAAATCATCCATTTGATTATTCAGTGGTGCAATACCCAAATATTGTTCCCAACCTAATCGAGTAAGTTCTTCTTTAGATAACTCACCTCTAAAGTATTTTCTTTTTATGTGTTTCAAAGAATACTTCTGAGATAAATTTTTTCTGAGTTGTAATTTAAATGTGGTAAGATGATTTAAATATTTTGAGTGTAATTCAGGTGTCTTAGTAGATTCGGCCCCCAAATTTAATTGATCGATTTTGCAATCGTTCTTCCACTCGGTTTGTAGTTCGTCCAAAGTAATCATAATAACCTCAAAAATATAATAAAATCGTTACAGTATAACATACTATAACGGCAAATGTCAAATGTTTTCTATTTTATACTGCCTATATCTAAATGACGCAATGCCCTGGAAGTATTCGGTTGACCCGGAACTTATATCAAAGTCTAAACCGCCTAATGCAATGGGAAAGGAATCCTCGAAAACAATTCTTAATTGAGGATTGTTATTTGAATCTAAAACAAAAAGTGAAGCGTCACTATAAGGAGCCAACTGTTCTACTGCACGTTCATTGGCTAACGGAAATCTATAATTTTGACTTTGTATAAAATTTGTATACTGTTCTGTTTTCTCAGGATTACCTAAACCTATTAACCAATTATATAACTCTTTATAATTAGTCATGTCTTCCTGAATAAGAAAGCGTATATTTAATACACCAAAGTTTACTTTTTCACCGGGAGTAAAATAATCTACCAATGGTGTGGGGGTTTGTACTTCACCTAACGTGATGTCGGGAATATTTGCAGACTGGCAGAAGTATGAGACGTTAGGAATATTGTGAACTTGAAATCTAAAACCATTCGGTTTCAAATAATCTAATTCACTAGGGTTCCCAGCGTCCCATCCGCCTTCAGATACATTTATCAGTGGTGTGTATGCCATAGTAGTTACCTTGATTGTATCTACTATTTATAATACCTGTAAGTCTAGGAACAAAGTCGTGATTTACAAATAAGTGTACACAAAACACAATAAAAAATAAAGTTACTTTAGAATCCAGCATTAGCATATAGAATGACTGCTGGTAGTGCAATTGCTACACATATCGATAATACAGTTTTTGCTAATGCTATGATAAGATCAAAATCAATAACGCTATTTTTGTTCATTTTTTACAAGTCCTTGCCTTTTGGGCATTTTTAATCGTGGGTTTATATACTGGTGTGTATAGAAAAGTAACGTATTTGTTACCTTTCGACACTATATATAATACTTGATCTTTTAAGATTTGTAAAGCAAAAAAAAGGGGCTACGAATAGCCCCCTCAAAAATGTCCCTATTGGGATTCTTTTTATTCCAAATTACATCAAGTTAGTAACTTTAACGCCTCTGTAATACTGGTTACGATCAGCAGTAAATGTATCTGCATCAGTAGTACCATCAGTCCTAAGAACGTATGGGTTAGCAATCATGCCGTAACGAGTCTTGAAGCCGATTTTTGGCTGGAATGTACCAGGATCAATAGCTCTAACCATCTGTAAAGGAACATACGGACAGTAGAAAATACCTGCATCATAAGCAGAAGTACCCTTGTAACCAACAACATAGAACTGATTGGCGTTGCCAGTGTTAGCTGAATAAGGATCAACATACACTTTGTAACGACCGTTCAGAGTACCAGCAAATGTGTTGCCAGTGTCATCTACGTTTAAGTTAGTAGAAAGAGCAGGAGTATAGTCAAGAACGCCTGACATTGCAAGAGCAGAAGCTACGTCAGAAGAACAAATGATAAAGTTACCTTTGCCCCTACGAGTGTCTTGTGCAATTACGTTAGCATCACGTTCAATGTTGAACATGAGGCCTTTGAAGCGTTCTACAGACCAACGTCCGTTTGAATCAACGTCAAGGTCGAAAGTACCAGGAGTTGCTGTAGAAGCAGCACCAGTCTTAGCGACTTTGTAAATAGTACGGATAACTTCACGGTTGATTTCAGCGAGAATTTCCTGAGAAAGAATGTTGCTCAGTTCGCTTTCTGCGTCAAGACCATGAATTGCTTTCAAGTCCTGGGCAAGTTCAACTGTGTATTCAGCTTTAAGAGCACGTGACTTAGCAGTTACAGTGGTCTTCTCAATGCTGAATGCCATTTCTGCAATATCGTTACTAGCTGAATCACCTTTAGCTTCAGCAGCTGATGTTGACATACCGTTACCAGTGGTGTAGGTACTGCCATCAAAAGGGTTGCTACCAGCGTGTGCAGGTGAAGCGGCGCCAGTGAAGTCAGTATCAGCTTCGTTAAACAGAGCTTCAGTACCTGTCTGGCTAGAGTAGTGTGATTTCATTGCGAAGATCAAACCAGTAGGACCAGTCATAGGCTGTACACCAGCTACGTCATAGGCCATCAGGTTTGGCAACGCACGGCGAACCAAACTAATTAATACGGGGTCATAGTTATCAACACTAGCGCCAGTAGCGTTAGTGTGAGCAGTTTCAAACAAAGCAGCACGCTCTTCACGCAATGCTTTTTCTTGGTTTTCGAGAACTACAGCAGTTACCGCTCTACGATAAGTGTCTTTAATCGGTGAAAGACTCTCATGGTTAAGGACGGGTTCCCACTTTTTCTCAACTTGTTCTGAAAGATACATTAATGTCTCCTTATTGTGGTTTTATTATAACAATCTTTACTATTTATAAAAAATTAAAACTTTGAACCTTTTGCAATTGCATTAGCATACTTGTACATAATAGTGTTATCTGTTGCGCTAAGCTCATCTACTGTATCCTCTAATTTATCTTCGGAAATATGTTCAGTAGTCTTTGCAAAATAATTATTTTTAACAACTGTGAGTTTGTTTTCATAAGACTCAGCACCTGAATAAGTAATGTCCTCTACTAATGTAGCAAACTTTTCTTTTTCTGTGGAAGCTAGATCTTCTGAAACAGTGCTAAAGATTTTCTGTTTCTTTAGAGCAACTGATTCTTCGTTAAGGTCAATGTTCTTTTGAACCTGCTCATCGAGTCTGTTCTGAAGTTCATCAAGCTTACTCTGCATTTCGGTCATTACGTCATACTTTTCTTCAGGCACTTCAATGTAGTGCTCAGTGAATACCTGTTGCATTCCTTTGATAAATGATTCAGTAATTTCGTTACGGAGACCGTTTTCGATTGCCAATTCATTTTCATTCATCCAGTTCTCAACACAGTATGCCATATACTTGTCTACGTTTTCAACAAGCTCTTCAACCTTAGAATCAAACTCAATGTTAGCCTGTTCTTCAAGTTCAGCTTCAATAGCTTCAACTTCGCTGGCTACACGAGATGTTACAACAGCTTCAAAAATTTCAGCTGCTTTGTTTTTAAATTCTTCTGTGAGATTTTCGTCATCAGCAAAAAGTGCCATCAGATCTTCTTCATAAAGAACATCCTCTTCCGCAACTTCTTCTTCAACAACATCTTCTTCCTCGAGAACATCTTCAGCATCGAATTCCTCTTCGGTAATCTCTGCTACATCTTCCTCAACGGCTTCGTCTTCTGCAAGAACTTCATCATCTTCAAGTTCTGCTTCTTCCTGGTGTACGTTTCCGGCAGAAGCCTTCTTCATTACATCAGTTTCGCTTGGCTTGTCATTGACATAGTTTGCAGGAGCTTCTTTAGCGCCATTGCCATTAGGAAGTGTGTTGTCTTTGCTTGCTTTGGCAGCTGCAGCCTTTCCTACTTCTGAAGTTAATCCGCCTTCTGCATTGCTAGAACCACTAAGGTCTTGCATTTCAGGATTCGGATTAGAGCTACCTTGGGTAGGATTAGTTGCATCGCCCTGAGACTTATCTTTGGGTCGATTTGCCTGACCCTCCATAAGCTCTCTAATTTTGGACTCTACACCCATCGTTTCTCTCCTTTACGGTTTGATTAAATCAGTATCAATATATTTATAAAAATTTTATATTTTAGATATAATTTCTAAAAAGTTTTGGAAAGCTTTTACTTTAGCCTCGGCCAAATCTCTACTACTTGCTTTCTTAATATACTTTTGGGTTTCTTCAATTTCCTTTTCTTGGAAAACTCCATTAACAAATACCCACTCCCTACTCTCCATTATGCCCTGAACATAAGCATCAGGAGCAGAAGGATCAGCAACAATATCTGCTGCTGTAGCAAGCATGAAGTCATCCTGTACTTCATTAATACCTTCACTGTTCTCTTTTAGTGAACCGAGGCCTCGAGAACTAACACCTAAGCCAGCTCCCTCTTGTATTAATTCTTTTGCAATCTTACCCATCGGGGTTTCTAAAATTTTAGCACGGCCAATCCAGTTATCGCCATCTTCTTTAAGAGAAGTAACCATATGTGAAACACGATCTAGATTAATACTAGGACCGTCAGGGTGGCCCAATTCTCCGTATGCTCTTTTAGTTGCAACTTGTTCTTTCATGTAACGGTCAACTTCTTTACCCATTATCTCTTTAGGATATACACGACCGTTTCTATTTTGTAGATTTGACTGTAGAAAAACACCTTCAATATAAAGGCTCTTCTTACCTGACTCTGATTCTTCTACAATATATTTCAAATCTTCGTTAAGTTCTTTAATGAGTTTCATTAGTTAGCTCCTAAATTACCGTCAGCACCTTGGTGTTCTGATGGACCGTAACCACCAACCTTAGCCAACTCAATGATAACAACAGCATCCCCGCTTGAGATACTGATATCTATGTCTTGATCGTTCTCTGTATTCTCAGAGAAGCCATACCAATCAGTGAAACCGTCTCCGTGTACATACATAATATCTACACCGTTACGGCTAATAGTTACGGTTGCGGTTTTATCACAATACCAATGTACTTTTGAAATATTTACTAAAGGGCTGCTCACAGTCTCAGAGGCTTTTAGTAAGTCAACATCAAGATCAATAGAGCCACTATCTCCACCAGTTCCGCTGACTCGTACTACGGCCTGAACTTGTGTCAACTTTAAATTAGAACTAGCGAATGCCATCTATTTTCTCCGTTTACTTTTTCTTCTTATGGTTCATGTGAGATTCTTGTGTAAGGACTTGTACACCTTCTTCTGAAATCTCAACCTGTTCGATACCATGCTCAAACATAACCTTGTACCAAGCAACATTTCCTTCATCGTCTGGAGTGGCGTGTTCGCCTGTGATTGGTGTACCTTCACCGAAACCTTCTTTAAAGATTTTGGTTGCACACATATGTTTGTCGCCTTCTAATGAGCCTTTTTCGACTCCATCCATTGGCGCCTCTTGGATATCTACCTCAACGCCTTCTCTGAATTGTTTAAACGTCTTCATTATCGTCTCCCGTTTCAACTGTTTCAGGCTCGGCGGCAGGGTCTACCTCAATTACGTGATCTTCACCATCTGCCAAACCCATAGCTTCTAAATCTGGATTTTTAAAAACACTTTTCGCAAGCTCTTGCCTATAATCACTGAGAGCTTCGCCTGCTCTTGCTTGCATGATAGCATTAAACTTATCTTGGACTTCACTAGCTTTACCGCCAGCCATACTTTGCATCATGTCTCTAATTGCTGCTTCTCTGTCCATCATTGTTCTCCTGTATCTTCACCGGCAGCTTGTTGCTGCATTGCCATGTCATGTTCTTGGTCTTGCGTCATAAAAGGTTCTTCTAACTGCAATTGCATATTTATTTCTTCTATTTCTTCATCTTTAAGCATGAGTATTTCTTTCTGTACATACTGTTTGCTAAACAATGAACCAATATAAGATGACGCACCTTGTAAAACTTCTATTCTACTTCTAAGAATCTCTTGATTCTTTGATTCTGTATAGTAAGCATCTTGTGCATACCTGTATACAATGTTTTCTCTAATATCCTTCCAATCATCTTCAGTGATAATATTTTTCAATACTAACTGTGTTTTAAGAAGATCATCAAATATAGCAGAGAACTTTCTTCTTAATTTAGAAACAAATTTAGTAAACTTTAATTCGTCTCTGTTAATCTCAGCTGCTCGGCCAAAGTTTAGACCCGCTTGCTGTTCTAATCTTGATACAGGAACATTCAAAGCCTGATATAGTTTCTTTTGAAAGTATACTATATCTTCTATTTGTCCTAAGTTCTGTCCTGCTGGCAGTGTGTCAATTTGTGTACCCTGACTACCTTCTCTGCGCGGAAGCCAAAAGTCCTCCAACATGGACATAAACTTTTTATCGTCCCTGATTTCTCCTGTGTTAGCATCATACACCAACTTGTTACGATATCTATCCATGACATCTTTTAAGTATTGTTCGGCTCTACCACTAGGTAAGTTGCCAACATCAAGATAAAAAATTCTACGTTCCGGAGCGCGTGTTATGCGGTAAATGACCGCTGCGTTCTCCATCATTCTAAGTTGGTTAGCTGGGCGTATGGCTTTATGTAAGTAAGACACGGGAATATTCTTATCCATGTCTATTAATCCACTTGGACAATAAACTATAGCATCTTTAGTAACTTTCAAACCGTTGTCTGAATCAGATGCTTTATACTGTCCGGGCCTGGTGGCTAACCCCTTTTCATTAAATATAAAAAATTCGTCTACACTTTTAACGAAAGAAACACCATGTGTGTTCTTTTCTTTCTTTATTTCTTTGACCTTTGTAATTTTACGTGGGTCAATATATCTTACATCTTTTATACCTTCTTTAGGTTTTTCAGTATCAATTACTTTATGAAAATACATTCTTCCGTCTATGTACCAACGCCTAAAGTAATCCTGAGATCTATTATTAAAGTCTAAAAGACGTAAAATATACTCAAACTCTCCTGTTATCTGCTTCTTAACTGAGCTGGATAACCCTGTGTTATCCAAATCTAATGTTAGTGCAGCTTCATCATCTAAATTTGCTATTGAATCATTTACAATATCTTCAATAGCGGCATCAACATCAGCCATCATGGCAATGTCTCTGTAACGCTTAATTAACTCGGCTTCGGTGTTGGCAACGCCTTCAATATCTAGATAGGTACCGTAATACCCACCCGCTCTAATACTTTCAACGCCACCTTCATCCGAAGGCGCCACAAAGGACTTCTCACTTTGTGGCGTTTTTCCTCGAGTTATTTCAAACCCAAAAATATTCATATTATATTATCCCGAATTATGACTTAAATTACGTCATAATGTTGATACTGGAAGGTCACAGTGAACTCTTCCAAAATATCGTTTTGCGAATATGCTAATGCAATCTCACTCATTTGTATTGGAAATGCGTCACGTAAAGTATAAGTACCACCTGGCAATACTTTATCATTTCTGTCTAAATGTTCAACAACAACGTCTGCTTGGTATTCATTCGGGTTCAGCCTACCTTGATTGTTGGCTTTACCGTTCATACCTTCCATCCACTGCTCAAAGGCTCTTCTTAATGACTGTTTGGAATCATTTACTATTGTAATTGTCCAAGGATCGAAAATTCTTTCCCCTGCCATTTTAACCTCACGACCTCTATACTGAATGACCGTAGGGTTTACTGTGGATGCTGGTAAAGCAGCACCCGTTACCAGTAAGCTAAAAGAAGGATCGGTACCTTGAGCAGTAACATAATTAGGAAATCCAAGCAGAACTCTAAACTGATTAGGGCGAGCCCCACCAGTACCTAGTCTTGCTTTAAATTCGTTAATATTCATTTAAATATTCTCCTGTTTACTTTTATTTATACTTAAATACCAATCTCTTCAAAACTGATGCCTGTTCTAGTAGCTACAAAGTTAAGTGTAATGTAGTTAATAGCTTTGGCAGGTTTGATGAAGATATCCGCAACAAAAGAATTAGAGTCTATTACTTGTCCGGTGTTGTTTGTTTCATCACATACAACTCGGAAGTCGTATATTCCTCTGCGACCTTGAACATCACGCAAGAAAGGTTCTACTAAGTTTCTAAACTGCGCTCTTGTGAAGGCATCGTTGAATTCAAACAATTGGAACTTGGCAGCTGTACTAATAGCTTTTTCAAGTGTAATGAAAAGTCTGCGAACATTGATACGGTCAAAAGCACTTGCTTTTCCTATCATTGTTTTGTCGCCGAACAATACAATACCGTTACCAGGGAAGCCAACTACTGGGTTAACGCCCTTCTTGTAAAGAGTATCTCTATCTGCTTTGTTGGGTGAGTAAGCCAATTTAACAACATTTTTAATTTGACCTCTGTTATACCCTGCAGGTGAAAACCAAGGATCTGCAATATCATCTGTTCTAGCACAAAGACCTGCAACGTCACCGTTTAAAGGTACCCAACGATATTTGTCGCTGTATCTGTTATACATATACTTCCAACCGGAATCCATAACAGCGTATGAAGAAGAGCTGTAAGTATCGTACTCGGCAGCAATGTCAGTTGCTTCAGAGCCCACATTATCAATAACTGACTCCTGGATCGGTGAAACAAATGCAATACAATCTTTACGAATATCTGCAACATTGTCAACAACATATTTAGCAACAGTTGCCGATACGTCACCTGTTACGAGTAAGTTTACATCTACAAGTTCGTCATTCGCAAAAAGATCCCAACCTGTTTGAAGGAAGCTAGGTGCCTGAGTACCCAAATTGCCACCTGCTAAACTAGAGGTGACCTCAGTTGGATCGGTCAGAGCAGAAACCAAAATGTAAGCAGTTCCGTTACTACCTGGGTTACCCCAGTTTAAATGACCTGCTGGATGACCTGTATGCCAAACATACTCTGATCTCTGATTTAAAACATCCTTATAATAGTTAGAAGAATTGAAAGTGTCCTTAGCATTGCCTGCTTTAGAAACACCTGCAAATTTTTCTAGGATAGTTCCTGCAGTACCTGTAATGTCTCCATCTTCATCTACTACAATCATGTGCATTTCATCTTGTGTTGCGCCCTGATTTGTAGCCCAAGGTGTAGCTGTTGGGGCATAATCAAATTCGGTTGCGTATGACCAAGATGAGAATGTTGAAGAATCTGCCATTGAAACTTTTAGGCTGTTACCTAAAACGCCGCCATATTTAGCTGCAAACATACCTACTACAGTGCCACTAGCATGGTTTTCTTCATAGTCATCTTCGTTTTCAATTAAAAGGCCTTCTGAAACACTGTTCAAAGTAGCTGAAGCAGTAGCACTAGTGCCGTCTCCTGAAATTGTTACAGTCGGTGCACTAGAATATCCTGAACCGGCCGTTGATACTGTAATAGCAGTAACTTCGCCTGCTACAAGTGTTGCTGTTGCTGTTGCTTGTGTTCCATCAGCATCGTCTGGAGCAGAAATTGCTACTGTAGCTGAGGTATAACCTGAACCAGCAACATCTACTGCAATTGAAGCAACACCCTTTGTTTGCAAAGAGGTTGCATTTTTCATTCCTGTACTTCCTGCTCTTACTACTTTAAGAGCAGAGCCATATGCCAAGAATGAAGTTGCAGCCAGGAAGCCTGGTGCTGTTACCTCGTTAGGCTTGCCAAAGCGGGAAACCAATTCTTGTTCATTACTTACGGTTATAATCTCGTTACAAGGACCCCACAAAAAATACCCAACAGTACCACCAATAGAAGTGGCAACAGCGGGGACGATTGCGGTGACGTCTGTTTCTTGTACGAGAACACCGGGTGATAGCTGAAACGCCATGTTTATTCTCCTCGTTAATTATTGTCTAATAACATTGAATATCATCTAGACTATTTATAAAATTTAATATTTAAACCCCAAATCCTTTATTTTACTACTATAGCCTTCATCTGTTAACCAATAATCTCCGGAAATTACCTCTCCTTCGGGTTCATCAGTAGCTTTATGTATAATAAAAGGCGTTAATGTTTGTTGTATTTCTGTTATGTTTTCTTTATATAACCCTTCTCTTGTGTTTACATCAACCAAATCTTTGAAAAAGGGCATTGTAGACAACCAACCAAGCATAACTAAACACATCACTAAGTCATCGTGATATCCTTCATCTGCCTGATACCCCTGTCCCTTTTCAATAAAAGTAGAAATTTCATGTATGATTTCAGCATCAAACACTAGTAATTTCTTTTCTTCCATCAATGATTTAAAGCTAAAACAACCTTGTCTTTTTACTTGTTTAGAAGTATTCACTCCCAATCTAGAACTTCTGCCAAATCCAGGAGAAACATACTGTCTACTTTTCTCAGTTACCGTGCTAAATATATTACTATATTCTATTTCCTCATGTAGGATTTCAACAATTTGTCCACCTATGTCATTATTTTCACATAATATATAGGCATCGTTGAAGTCTCTACCTAACTTTGCTATAACCTCAGGATACAACAGAGGTGCTATTCTATTATTTCTGTATGTTGCCACTACTCTATATGGCATATCTGTTATATCTGTTACAACAAAAGCAGAGTAGTCTCCGCCAATACCTCTAGCAGTGTCTACTGTAATACAATAGTAGTGATCTTCTTTTGGTTCTTCGTATATTCTTAGCCCGTCATCATTATAGAATATAGGCTCTTTGGAACTAAGTGTAGCAATAGTTCTAGCATTAATAAGTGTATTACTAGAACCGAGAAACTCACACAGAACCTCTTGGTTAAACTTTAGTTCGCCAAGAAGTTTAAGTTGTTCTTCTGCCCACTTCTCATCTCTACCGGGTATTTCTTTGTACGGAATAAAATGATGAATAAACCCGTTTGCTTTCTTCTCCGCTTCATTCCAAAACTTCCAAAAGTGATTGTATCCCAATGGAGTTGAAGTGAGTAGAATCTTTGTAGTTTCACCAGCAGAAATAGTAGGATATACAGAAGCAAAGAACTCATCCGCAACATTGTTCGGAATGATTGCCGCCTCGTCAATGTACAACCAGTTTACAGACTTACCACGAATACCTGAAGTAGTCGTTGCTGCTGTGAATATTCTACAATTATTTTCTAATTCAACGTCACCCTTGTTCCATGTCTTTACACCCTGCTGCATCCATATAGGCAGGTTTTCGTACATAGTTTGATAACGTGCCAACACCTCTCTTGCTGATGCTGTTTTGTTACCCATGATAGCAACAGTCTTGTCGCTTTGGAATATAGTATAATGAAGTATGCAGGCTGCTGCTGTTACAGTCTTACCCTGCTGTCTACCTTCCATCAAAATAACTTTACGATTATTAAGTATGAGTTCTACTTTTTTCTTCTGACATTCGTATAGTGTGAAAGGCTGTAGACCCCTGTCCAGTGTAATAATCTGAACATAGTTTTCTATAAAATATATCGGATCTTTGCTACACTTGATATACTCTTTGAGTTGATCCCGTGTAAACTCATGTTCGTACCCTATATTTTTGAGGTTAGGGTTACCGTGATAGGAGGTACGTTCTTCACTCATGGTCTAAAACATCTTTATTCAACGCTCGTAATAAGTCTTTTGTACTTCCTACAAATAAATTGTTATTAGTTACACCGCCAGAACCTACCTGTGTGGGCCGGTCCGAGGCTTTCTTCTTCTTCTCCTGCACATCTAGCATATCCTTGGCGTTGTCTTGAAGTGTTTTAATAAGTTGTCCCGCCACTTCATATGCTCTTGCCGAGTCACTATTTTTGGCTATATGCAAAATGCCTTTGATTGCCTCATCACTATAATCAGCAGTTTTTTTCAATAATTCTCTTGCTTGCTGATAATCATCTTCCAATTCTTTTTCAGGGGTCGTTACAGGAGCCGGCAAATCATTTTTTTCTCTTACCTGTTTTAAGTTTGTGTCTAAGGCTTTGGTTGGTGAAACCTTAAACTTATCATCTAGACTATCAAACGTACTCATCAATATTCAAACCCCGTATGTTGTTTTGGTTTAAACTGATCCAAAACTAATTCTGGTTTTGGTTTTCTTTTTATAGGAGGTCTACGCTTAGACCAATAAAAACCCTTTTTGATTTTAATAACAAAAATGGCAATTATTTTATCAGGCTGTAAATCTATTATTCGGTTTTCTTTAGTATAATGTGACCAACTATACTGGCCCATTTTACTTATTCTCAAATTATACACCCACATTTCATGCACGTAACCACATTCATATACTATGCGCAACTTTTCTAAAGTGCGACGTCTTAAGGCATATTTTAATCTCATTCATATATTTCCTCAAAATCAATAACAAATCTGTAGGGGTCAGCCGGTGTAGGTTCTTCTACTGTGTCTGGCGGACTCTCCAAAGTAACTGTAGGCGCAGAATTATATCCTGAACCTCCACTAGTTACATTAATACTTATTATTTTGCCATCCTTTAGGATAGCTTCAGCTGTTGCACCCGAGCCACCGCCGCCAGTTATTGTCACGTCGGGAGCTACAAGATACCCTTCTCCTTGGTATTGTACATTAATGGTTGTAACAGTTCCACTTTCTATACGTGAAGTTGCTGTTGCAGTTTTTGTTGTAATAGTAGCTGTGTGTTGCGTATAAGGAGTTGATGCTGCCTCAGTTATATCTGTATATGCTCTAGCTACAGCTTCTCGTATAATATTTTGATCTGCAACATATCCGTAAAAATTTAATCTCATGGTAAAACTCAATGTCCATATAATACTCATCCTAGAAGCATACTCTCCTTCATACTGATCGTCATATGCAACATTATCCAAAGTAATTTTAATATCTCTTTTAATACCCATTTCAGGCAATTCATTGACCGTTATATTAAAATCAGGATTGAAAAAAGGTAAAATTTGTTCTATAATTTGCAACCCATCTTCTTGGTTTTTAGCAAAAACATATAGATCAACAGTCATATTCCACGGTGTAGAAACAAATGTAGAGCTGACTTTTCCTGAATCTGCTCCGGCAATAATAGCTTTGTTTTTTTGTACTAAAGATATTTTTCTTGCAGGATCGTACTCAAAGTTCTGAATCTCAAAACCCATTCTAGGTAAAGTAATAGCAACCTCGGCTCTGTCATCCGCATCTTCTACTAGAGCAATACGTGACAAAAACTTTTGTTTTGTAGAGTAAGAAAGAGGTACACGTATAACTTGCTGTGTCACATTATTTTTGTCAACACGATTAACATTAATATTTGTGAATATCATACCAAAAGCAGTAATAGCTTTCTTAATATGTTGATGATAAAATTGTTTATTCTTAAACATTATCCAATTTCTCCGAACGGATTGACTTCTGAGAAGTCTATGATATCTTCCAAATCATTAAAGTCTTGGAAGTCCGCTCCATCAGTTCTGCCAGTGCTTGTATCTTCAGCATATGTTTCAAGTATCAATGAAGAGCTATCCTCAAGCAAGAATAATTCATTATCTTCCAATAGAAACTGATGAACCAACATATCAAGATTTTGTTCTTCATATATGTTGTCAAGTGATGTAATACCTGTATCAATAACTTCACTGCTGTATTCAAACAAGTCACAAACAAGTTTAAAGACGTAAAGTTTTCCGGCTTGATAAAATGGATCTTGAAACTGTACTTGTTTGATTTCAAAAAGAGATTGTGTTTTCTCAAAGTAAAGCAAGTCACCCTCAGAGGGGCGAGTGTCTTGGGTAAATATGCCATCACTAGTTGCAACAAGTTCATCCCATCTGCGCCTTGCTAATACAAATGTGGCTTGATCTCTAAACTCAATACCAAATTTTGTAAACAATTCTCCTTCACCGTCATAACCATCTATATTTTCAAGATACATTTCCAACGGATAGGCCTGAGCAAATTGACTCAGTGTATCTTCATCAAAGATTGTGTCTTCGTCTATAAGTGTTCGAGGTAAATAATATACGTCATGTCCGTATATTTTTAGACTTTCGATAATCAGATCTTCTATTAGCCGTTGTTCGGCAGTAGTACCGCTAGTATTGCCCGATTGAAAATAGAAGTTGGTGGCCATTTCTTATCCCACCATAAATGTCGGAGGAAGCTCATACTTTAACTGCATATCTCTTTCAACTTGATCTATTTCAGTAATTGCCTCTTCAAATATTTTATCTCCGTTAAGTGTAACACCGCCTGGAAGTTGTATGCCACCAAACTTCTTCATGTTCTCACCCCACTGTCTTTTGATAAGAGAAGTGGCATATTTCTTTAAAAACATATCATCATACACTTCGGAAAATTCTGTAGGGTCTACAATACTGTATGCTTCAAACACAATATAATCCCCAGGATTAAATGTTTTACTCCAATCAGTATCAACATAAATGCGGTTCATTTTTCTATTAAAACGAATTTGTCTTTGATTAACTAGTAGCTGCTCAAGTGTTGACAAGTGCTGTTGTACTACTGTATAATATGTCATGTCAGCACCAAGTAAGTTATATAAGTCATTCTGCCTAAACTGATACATTACGTCAAATATTTCTGTGCCTGATGTGCTACTATTCGTGGCGCCACCAAAATTGAACATTCTAGTCACATACAATACCCCATCACCTACTGTAATATAATTGTTGCTCATATCTCCTGCGGTAAAGGGTGTAGAAGAATGAAGAGCTGCATTAGCCCCTGAAGCTGAACCGGTTACTGTTTCTCCAGCAACAAAGGTGCCTCTGGTGTTTTCACAGGTAAATGTACTTACATCTGTTATTGCTTTAATAACAGTAGTTGCACCTGAAGTTGCCCCTCTAAGTATTTCTCCTACTGTAAACTGATTAGCAAGAATAGAAGCAAGTCTTACTATGTCACCGGTTATCTCATGTGAGATAAAGATCTTCTGTCGCCCATCAAAGTGATACTCGTACCAAAACTGCAAGGCATCATCAATGCGATCTGATATTTGATCTTCGTCTACATTAATTTCAATTACAGGAAAGCCTAACCTGCGTAAACAGTAGTCGATTAGTTCTTGTCTTGTGCTAAGTGCCATGTTAGTTTCCGAAAGTATGTCTTTTATTTATAATAATTTTAAGAACTCCAGTATTGAACCGCGCCTGCTCCTAATACATTTTTAGTTATGTTAGATGTACTGATACGCCTTACATCATTTTCACCTGTTATCATTTGGAAGTTTGGACCGTCACCCTGATTTTCAAAATACCCCACTGTGACAGACTCATCTAATATATTAAGAGTAACTTCTGTTGGTTCACTATAACTGTATTGCCAAGTTACTGTTGGATCTGCATCCGTTGCTATTTTCATTCTTCCCATTTCCCAATAGGATCTAAATTGCTCACTATAATAATCAAAACTACTAGTAAGTGTAGCATATTCAGGACCCAAATCAAGAATTTCTGTAGTATAACTAGCTTCGGTTATTGATACTTTTGTCATAGGTATGCTAACATCTGTAGATTCTAAAAACCCAAGACTACTACCAACAAGACGCTCTCCCCCTATTGTCGGAACATCTGCCCAGAAATCTGTATCTTGACCATTTTCAACAAAGAAAGTTACTGGAGTTACAGCAGAGATATTTCTGAATGCTGTTGCTACTAAATTAGCCGACCGCGTTGATGCGGCCGGCGTAATTGATATATTGGTAGTGACTGAAACTGAATCTACAGTAGTAGCCATATCTATTCCTTAAACTACAATGCTTGCTGTTACGTTAGTGTATCCTGAGCCAGTAATAGTTGTACCTACCTGTAATTCACCTGATGTTAGTGTAGTTACTGTTTTTGTAGTAGTTCCATCTGTGAATGTCATAGAGCTACCTTCAATAACAAGTTTAACACTTGTTGCAAGTCTTGTACCAGATGTGTCAAGTGCGCTAACATCTATATATGAGGTAATATTAGAACCACTATAAGTGTATGATGCTAGTTCAGGTGTAACAGTAACCGAGACTGGTAACGTAGGTGTTAGCAAATAAAGTGCTGGATACTTATTACCCAATTCCGGATCTTCTTTAACATACCAAATTCTATCATCAGCATCTCTGCCGCAAGAGGTAACTTGAAAACCTATCTCTGTTGTTTCTGTCCAACCAGAGCCGTCGCTGAAAGAATAAATTTTAAAATTATCTTTAAAGAAAACTCCGAGTAAAGTTCTAGCATCATTCAACCAAACTATATTTCTTGCAACAGTAGCAAAAGTTACCTTAGAGTGATAAGTAAGAGCTGTAGGGTCAGCAGAATTCATAGTGTAAACTATTACTGTTCTCTTTGCTGAGTCTGTATCTGTTCCTTTGTTGTCTATTGGAATATAGCCAACATATCTGTTGCCACTAGTAGCCCAAGTCTCTGTAAGTATTGCATCACTCTTAAAACCGCTGGTATCAAATGTACTAACTAGCAAGTTTGCATGAACAGAACTTTTATTTCCGGTTATCGAAATATCATTTTCAATAAGGAAAGAATCATCTGTAGTATCCCAAGTAACTACGAGTGGGTGAAAATCACCGCTCGTATCGAAATAAGTTCTATAAAATGCTTTCTTATTTGAGTCTCTAGGGTCAGTAAATGTTTTAGAGCAGGTACTCCAGAAGGCATCACCGTTCAAGTTGTTACCACCGGCATGGGTTCCTGCTGCCGTTGGTGCCGTTTGTTGAAGATGTGCCAATTCTGTCCCGTACACACTACTGCCGCTAAATGTATGTTTAGTTATTTTAACAGCACCTGTATTGGCGTAGTGGGACATGCTTACAGTGATTGGTTTCCCGTCAACAAGTGAATGTCCAAGTACCTGAACAGCACCTAGGTTACCGGCAATAGTGGGGTTACTTTGTACATTAGAGTAACTGGTAGGCCAGCCATTGCCTGCATACAGCCAATAATAATTTGGCCCAGCCCAAGCTGAACTGCTGCTGCTGGTACTACCGCCGCCTGCCATAGCATAAATATATCCATTGTCAGTCCAAGAAGGGTGTGTCAATGCACCTCGCCAATATGAGAGTTCCACACTTTCTGTAACACGAACTTCGTCTAAGTTTTGATCGCTAGTAAGAGCCTGGTTATGTCCATACATCATTGTCTCAGTCCTGTTGGAACTGCCATTTGAATTCCAAATAGCCATTCTTTTGGTACCGGCGCCGTTGTCGTATTCGGTCCAGGTAGTAAAAGATTGTCCATCTTCTGTAACAGAATCCATATATCTCCAGGCAGCATCATCTGGGATGTTGTAATAATTCGTAGTATCATTATACCAATCACTACAATGTACTGTCATCTTGGACAACAATAATTGATTTTGTCCAGCATAGTAGGAATTACCATCCATTCGATTTTGCCAATAATTAACGTCTCCAAAAGTAGCAAAACCACTGTTTTCAGTCGCCCAATTCATTGCTTTATTGTATTGTGGGGTGAGAGTATCTTTATCGTGCCTTCTTCCCCAGAGCCAGAAACCATCGTTTGCAGTTCTAGGATCTTCCATCACGATTGGTTGTCTCAAATCCCCCCCGTTATTGTAAACCTTAGCCATTTTTATTCTCCCAGGTGACCGTTAGCTGTTTTAAACCATGCAACGCCTTCAGCAAGATCTGTCCATGCAGATCTTGAGCCATCGCTTTCATTTTTCCACGGTTGTTCTACAACATAAAATTCTTCTTCGTCTTCAATACGCCATACTTTTATAGTATCGCTTTCAAATGCAGCTCGGTGGGGAGTAGTTCCATCGGCTGTTACTAAATCAAAATTCATTTTTAACTCCTATCAGTCTTAATCTTGACTATATTTTAATTGAATTACTAAATCTTCGCCTTTAGCAGATGATCCTACTGCTGTTGTGTCCACTGTTATATAGTCTCCCTCTAACATACTAAATGATGCTGAAGGAACTGTAGTAGAAAGCTGTCCTGATGTAATAGTAACAGTTTTAACAGTGCTATTATTTTTTAAAATATTAGAAGACACATCGGCATCTGCCGCCACTGCAAGGTATGCAACAATAGAGGAAACGGATAAATCAAATGGGGCATACCATCTTGCAGTTCCAGTTACTACTGCTAATTCTCCCTGTTGATTTAAGTTAAGACTAAAAGTACCTGAAGTAGATACAATATCATCTAGTTGTGTCTGTACATTAGACGTTACACCGTCCATGTAATTTAATTCTGCTGCGGTTGCTGTAATACCTAACGAAGATAAAGTAGCTCCTCCACCCCCTGACACAGATCCCCAATATAATTGTCCTAAACCATTAGTAAATAATATTTGTTCATCATTACCGTCTGTTGTAGGAAAATCTACTGCTGCTATAAATGCTGTTAAATTTGCGTCAAGTGCTTGTTTAGCATCAAGCTGTGTTTGTACATTAGACGTTACCCCGTCTATGTAATTTAATTCTGCTGTTGTAGCGGTTAATCCGTCTAGCTTATTTAAATCTGTTGTTGAAGCGGTCAACCCATCCAGTTTATTTAATTCTGTTGTTGAAGTGGTTAATCCGTCTAACTTATTTAATTCTGCTGCTGATGCTGTTAAGCCTAAATCTGATAGGGAACTTGCACCACCGCCTCCTGACAAAGCCCCACCGGTGTCAGTTAGATCACTGATGTCTGTCGGAATAATACTTGTAGTATCAGTTAGGTCACTGATGTCTGCAGGTATTGTGGGTTTATCTGTTAGATCGTTGTAACTGCTAACACCGCCAGCACTTAATAAATTTGTTGTGTCAGTTAAGTCACTGATGTCTGCCGGTATGTCTGCACTGTCGGCCTTTGCGTCTAGTTGTGTTTGTATATTAGACGTTACCCCGTCTATGTAATTTAATTCTGCTGTTGTAGCGGTTAATCCGTCCAGCTTATTTAATTCTTCTGTTGTAGCAGTAATACCACCGAGGGTATTGAGTTCAGCTGCTGATGTTGTTAATCCGTCTAGCTTATTTAATTCTTCTGCTGATGCTGTTATACCGAAATCGGAAAGTGAGGTTGATAACGCTCCACTGGTGTCTGTAAGATCACTAACGTCTGCAGGTATTGTTGGCGTATTTATTAAATCGTTATAGTCACCACTAAAGTGATCTAATAGATTTGTAGTATCAGTTAAGTCACTGATGTCTGCCGGTATGTCTGCACTGCCGGCCTTTGCATCTAACTGAGTCTGTACATTAGATGTCACACCGTCCATGTGATTTAATTCTTCTGTTGTGGCAGTAATACCATCGAGGGTATTCAATTCTTCTGTTGTGGCAGTAATACCATCGAGGGTATTGAGTTCAGCTGCTGATGCTGTTACACCTAGGCCAGGAAGTGAACCGCCGGACTGTGCAACAAATGATAATGTGCCTGTTCCGTCAGTTTTTAAAACTTGATTCGCAGTACCATCTGATGTTGGTAGATTAAACGCATCCGCAAATCCTTTCAGGTTAGCGCTATACGCCTGTACACTTACTCCTATATCAGCATCTACCAGAACCTCACTATCACTAACTGTTAATGTGTCTGTGAAGTTAGTAGGGGCGTTTGCAGCAAATGAAGCTGAAGTATAAAACAAAGAGTTCCAAGGAGTAATACCATCGCCTACTTTTATTCTTCCAGCATCAGACTCATGTCCCATTTCACCAACTAGTAAAATAGGATTCGTTGAAGTCCATCTAGCCGCAGTTTGCGATTGTATTCTGGTTCTGCGATCTGCCATTAACTTAGAGTTCCTAAATCCTGTGTGGTTAAACTACCATTTAGCATTATATTATAGGTCGTACGCCCAGACAGCGCGGCCAGTACTCCCAATAATATACATACTAGTCCCATCTGGTTTGAAGAATAAATCTCTGGGGCTGTCTTCTTGAGCCACAACACTAAAGTTTTGTACATATGTAGCAGCGGATATGTCCCAAGCCGTAGATAAACTATATTGATTTATGTCGTCGCCAGAGTACCCAATAATATACATACTAGTCCCATCTGGCTTAAAGAATAAACCTGCGGGGCCTGCTTCTTGAGTAAGAACACTAAAGCTTTGTACATATACAGTAGTGGATATGTCCCAAGCCGTGGATAAGCTGTATTGATGCATGGCGTCGTCCTTACTCCCAATAACATACACACTAGTTCCGTCGGGTTTGAAGAATAAGCCTGTGGCAGTTGATGCTTGATTTCTAACATAAAACCTTTGTACATATACAGCAGTGGATATGTCCCAAGCTGTGGATAAGCTGTATTGATTTAAATAGTCGTCCCTACTCCCAATAACATACATACCAGTACCGTCGGGTTTGAAGAATAAGCCTGTGGGGGTTGATTCTTGGGTATTAACACTAAAGTTTTGTACATATGTAGCAGTGGATATATCCCAAGCCGTAGATAAGCTGTATTGATTTATGTCGTCGCCAGATGACCCAATAACATACATACCAGTACCGTCGGGTTTGAAGAATAATCCTGTGGGGGTTGATTCTTGAGCAGTAACACTAAAGTTTTGTACATATGTAGCAGTGGATATATCCCAGCCGGTTCCGCCAGATGCAGATGCACCATAAAAGTTACTAAGACTAATTTGACCCGAAGAAGGTATACCGTCTGCTACATCATAATATTCACTTAAATTATGAGGAACACTTCCTCCAAACTCGGTAGCAATATCATTAAGCGTAATCTGTCCACTAGGCTCCAAAGGCATTAGTTTTCTCCTTTGTTATG